TTATTTGCTTTCTGGAATGCTTTTACTGATGTTAATGTTAGATTACCAAAATCACCGTCAGCCTTTAGTTTAAGGAATGATTGTAGCTTTTTGACACGATCACCCTTATCTCCAAGCTTAATAGGTTTAAATGGCTCTGTAGCCTCTTTTTTAACTACTGGTTTATCTGCTACAGCAGGTTTTGGTGCTGATGCTGATGGCGAATCAGTTGATCCAACTTTAGATAGAAGAGGTAAATTTTCTTCTCCCACATAAACTGGTCTTCCCCATCCAACTACAGCGTTAAGAAGTTTCTTTTTATTGTTCTTAACATATGCTCTAGTTTTTTCTACGCACATACCACCATTACGTTGGTCACCCTTTGCTGTTCCTGAAGTATTTCCTTCAACAACCTGTATGGTTCCATCTCCGTTATTCTTAACACAAATTCCAACATGAGATATTCTGTTTACTCCATCTTCTGGAAAATCAAAATAAATCCAGTCTCCTGGAGTTGGGTCATCATTTCTTGCGTCTGCCCATCTATTGTTTTTCTTAAACCAATCAGATGCTGCAACGGTAGATGCTGACTTTGGATATTTCTTAGGATCTAGACCAGCAGTAAAGGCGCACCAAGAAACGAAAGACTGGCACCATGGTGCAAAATTTACTCCGCTCCATTTTCCATATTTAGTTTCGTTATCTTTTGGTCCTTCTATGGTACCTATTTCTTTTTTAGCAACTTCAATAATTGCTTCTAGAGATCCTTTTGCTGACACTATTACTTAGCCGCCTTTTTCTTTGAAGGCTTTTTAACAGACTTAAGAGCTTCCTCAACATCTGATGTTGCTGGCATTCTTCCAAAAGCTTTATCATTTGGATTAATTGCACGTAATGCAACTGGGATTAGGGCAGCTAGTAAAGCCTTAGATAGATCTGCAGGATCTGTTACACCAGCCATGTATAGAGCTGTTGCCGCTCCAATTACGGAACGTCCGTATGAAGCTAATGCATTTTTAATTTGTTCTGACATATATGTTTTCCTTTTCTAATATCTTTAGATATTATTAATATTTATTAAATTATCAATATAATAAATGAGCCGTTTACATGGACAATGCTCAGGTCCCTTATGCTTTTCACCATAGCCTAAAAGGCTTTAGGTCCGAATAGAAAAGCACAATTATATTATAGCCTATTTAACTTTTATTTGTCTAGGCTTCTTTTCCTCTGGAAGGATACGCTCAATTTCAATTTTAAGCATCCCGTCCTTGAGTTCAGCAGCTTTTACTTCCATATATTCACCAAGGGCCCACTCACGGGTAAATTTACGGGCAGCGATACCACGGTGGATAAACTTCGAATCGTTATCCTCCGCCTTTGTCTCTCCCTTTACGATGAGTTTTCCATCAGATACAGAAATATCAATATCTGTCTTGGTAAATCCAGCCAAAGCAAGCTCTACGACAAAGCTGTCGTCGTCTACCTTGATTAGATTATATGGTGGGTAATTTGTTGCTGTAGATACATTCTGGACATGATTCCAGGTATCTAGGGCTCTATCGAACCCAATGAAAAATGGGTCTTTAAAAAGATCCCATGTGTAAGTTGTAACCATTTTTTGCTCCTTTTAAGCGAGTTAATTTAGCACCCCCCGAAGCGAGGTACTATTAATATTATATCAAATATTTTTTAAATATGTCCATATAGAAGGGAGTGAAGTGCGCCGAAAAATAGGGGTAAGAACCCTTTTCCCTGTATAATTTAAGCATGGAATTATACGACCAATTAACGCCTGTAGAAAAGGCCTACCATGACGCCCTACTTGGCGTAGTAGATAAATACGGACCATTTGATAAAGGTAGCGGCAGTGTTTGGGTCGGATATGAAGATGGCGAAGATAATGAAAATTCAGCTATTGGAGTAAAGTGCGGAAACTGCTCATTTCATGTAGAGCTTTCTGGAACTACTGAGCTAGGATGTAAGATACTATCATTTAATGTAGAAGAGAATGGATTATGTAGATTAGCTGCTATTCCAGATGGACTAGTGAACGCCGAATCAGATGATATGGATGATATGGATAATATGAATAAATTTTGGAATGGGGTATTTAGTAAATAATGTATACATACTACACTAAGGTAAGTAATATAGTAGATGGAGATACAGTAGATGTATTTGTTGATTTGGGATTTAAGGTATGGCGTCAAGAACGTATGCGTTTAGTTGGAGTTGATACCGCCGAGAAAAATACACCATATGGAAAAGCTACTAAAGAGTATTTAACCAAGCTACTAGTTGATAAAACTGTAAAGCTTGAGGTATTTAAACCTGATAAATATGGTAGATACCTAGCAAAGATTTATATTAATTCCGAGAAATCGATCAATGACCAAATGGTAGAAAAAGGTATGGCTAAAGGCTATATGGGTGATTCTAAAGTTGGTCTATGGACTGAAGCTGAATTAGCCAGAACTACTGTAGATATAGTATTAGAGTAATATACTAGGAGTTAGGATCATAACTCTCTAGGGCAAGAAGGATATCTTCTGCCATCCCGTCGAAATTCAATTTTTGATCTGAAGTGATATATTGACCTGATTGAATCATCTTTTGAATTACAGATGATAGATATTGTTTTTTAGACATAATTACCTCCCTAAATTTTAGGTTAGTAATCTATTATAAGATAAATAGACATATTTTACAAATATAGCAATATGCCCTGTTTATTTATATACTATGATATACGCTTAGTAGCTATATAAAGTGAAATACATACTGCAGACATTGCTAACATTGGTATTAAGCTAGAAAGATTATTGATCAAGCTATAGTGACCATTATAGAATCTCCAGGCATACTCATGAATTGAGGTTACAGTAAATAGTGTTGATATATGAAGATGGAAAGATAATATTTTTGACAATACGCTAGCGCTACCGCCAGTTATAATTGTTGGTTTATCTAATATGTTTAATGACATTTTTACTCCTCAAAAGATGTTTGATTTTCTATCATTTCATCAGTTACAGAATTGCATGAGCAATTACAGCATTTTTCTCTAACCATTGAAATTGGATCGTAGCCTTTTGGGGTTTGTCTGGCCCATGAATCTGGGTAATTATTTTCCATACCCAATTCTATCATGGAAATTTTATATTGCCATTGTCGGCAAAGACAAGAGCTAGTGAGTCTCCTGGATTTAAAGATAGTTCATTAACTCCTACTTGAGCCCAAGCATATTTACCATTGAGGTCAAACGGGTTAGGGATAGTTTGTTTTCTTTTTTCTAGAATAGCCCAGTATGCTTTCTCTGAAGGCATCTCCTGACATGACTCATCTTTATAGGCAGGTAATCCATTTAGACGACATACGACAGCATCGCCATACTTAACTGTTCCCTCTACCTTAAAGCCATTATTTTTTAGGAAGTCTAGAGCTTTTACCTCATCACTCCAAGGAATACACTTATCAATTGTTGGCTCTCCCAAAACGCTATAGTCTACATATAGACCTATGCAATCTTTACTTGGATATGTTGCTACGGATATTACTCCACCAACACCTAATAAAATTAAAATTGATAATAATACTCTAGATAACATTTACTCTCCTCTTATAGTAATAATAATATACAGAAAGCTGTATATAATAATGCTACCATAATTATTAGGTTTTTCATAGGGTAGGCTTGGGAAAGTGAATTTCGAAACAGGACTGACAATATTTTATTAATATACCTTTAGAGTCTAACTTTGAGGTATAGGCATACTTATCGCAATAATTACATATCGGCGGGGTGAAATCTAGTGAGTTCTCGAGATTCTCCAATATAGCCATAATACTCCCTAATAAGATCAAAGGTTAATACGATATATACCTTGATATATCAATTATATCATATATGCCCTGTTTTTATATATATAGTACTATGTTACTGATGAGTAACATATATAGGTATTTATTATATTAAAGCTTTATCTTTTCTATCTTGTATTCTATACTTGATACTTGGGAATTAGATTTTAGCAAAACCCCCCCTCCCCCCATGAATTAAATTCTCATGGTGAGAAGAGAGAAGCTTCACTAAACTCCCAAGAATTACTTGGTGTATTGAGTTCTAGTGTAAACCCCCAAAAACCTTTTCCTCAAGTATAACAGCAAGGTAAATTTTATGTCAACCCTTCCCGATCTAAAATACCCAAAATGTTAATAAATTTTTAATTTGTATGATGCACTATTTTGAGACCGAACACCTGTTCGAATAGCGAGCACAGAGGATAGGGATAAAAGGGACATACTACTCAGTAGGGTCCCCCCATGTGATGTAACTCACAAAAATAATTTCCCGACACGCCCGAAAAACACCCCAAAATGTCAGTACCCTCTGCTAGAATACTATGTATAAAGAAAGTTAAGGAAAGTCCTTAAACTAGAAAGGAGTTCTAATGAACTCAGTAATAATCGAAGGTAGCCACCCTATGGCTACTAGCAATACAGGTAATAGCCTAGTATTCCGTAATAGTGTAGGTAACTACATAAGCCGTAAGGCTTATCTAGAGTTACTAGCCTCTAAAGAGGGTTGTGTATCTCATAAATACCTAAGCCCTAATGAGTCTGCTTGGCTCATGAGTGTGAGATAGTTCACACCCCACGCCCTGCGTGTCGGCTTGATAATGTCGGTCAAGTCTGATAGTCTTACAGACAACAAAATGAAAGTTATCTTAGAAAGGATAAACTAAATGAATATCGAACAATATAAAGAAATGGTAGAGGCTCAGAGAGCCGAGAGCCTAAGAAACGCAATCCTTGCGCTAACAAAAGCGAACAAGGCTTTAACTAATAATTTTAATGTAGAGGAGAATAACTAAATGAAAATCGAATACTCAATCTGGCAGGGCTCACGCCTACTATCTATTAACAATATCGCAACCGATATAAAAGAAATAGATAAACTAATCCACACGCTAAACGATAGCGACTTAGGAAAAAAAGTAAAGTTCTCCGCTAATGTGATGAAAGTAGAGGTAAATAACTAATGAAATCAGGTTATCAGGTAAGGTTAGAAACTTACAGCGGTGAGGTAATGAATATCCACCTAATTAATAAAGAAGCCGTAAGGTTATTCATAGAAGAATTACCTAATCGATTAAGTAAGGGAACTAAAGTCAGCTTCGCTTGCGATGTCTTGGCTATTGGTGGCTCTCTAATGGGGAGAAAAGAATAATGAAATCTATAATCGCTTCCATAGTAATATGCTCGGCTATTGTGTCCTTCGATATTCTAACCGATCCAATTTACTCGAATTGTAAACAGACAATAGAAGGACGCACCTGCGACCTTGTTGGATATAAGTGGAAGCCTTGACAGTTGTCAGGGCTAACCGATAGAATTAAACTACGAAAGGAAAACTAAACAAATGGAAATAACTATAGAAATAAATGAGTGGGGCTTAGGTCTTTACTCTCCTTGGGCTGGCTTCGATTTTACTTGGGGCTTTGCTATCACCACCGCAATTTTAATTTATGCGATTAGATATTTTAAAAAGTATCCAATCAAAACTCCTAGATTTTTAAGGAGAATTAAATAATGCCAATGACTAGAAAAGATTATCAGGAAACTGCTAAGATTTTAAAACAATACGCCGATGAAATTCATCCCGCTATTTTTAATGATTTAGTAGATGAGTTTTCTGAAATGTTTGAAAAAGATAATCCTAGATTTGACCCAGAGCGATTTGAAAAAGCAACGGGCGCAAATAATTTAGAATTTAATTTTTAATAAATTAAATTAACTCGTTAGGGTGTGGCGACACGCCCGAGCGAGGCGCCCCGCAGTCGGGCGTGTCGTTTAAGACGTGATTTTAATCACCTGGAAAATTTGAGCGTGAAAAATCTATGTGAGGTTTATCACAATCCCAAATGTCCGTTTTGGTATGGTTACTGGTCAGTAAATGTCAGTGGTAGGTGTTATACTTCTAGTATAAAGAAAGTTGAGAAAGGTTCTCAAACTAGAAAGGAGTCAAAATGACTCAAACAATTATCCAAGTGTGTAAGACACACGTTCCTAATAAGTCTGCTATCTCAGACTTTAATGATGAGCAATTCACTTTCTGTGAAGTTTGCGAACAAAATATTGAGCGTTGGTATAACGATACCGACCCTGAGCGTCTACCTATGTGGACTTCATGGAAAGTAGGTAAGTAATATGAATACACTTATCTGCGCTTTCTGCGAAATGGTTTACACCAATGATGTAAAGTTTTGCGGTTTCTGTAATGAATATAAAGGTCTAATGACCATATCCGATTTTGATAAATACTATGGAAAGGTTTCTAACTAATGAA